TTTATGCCGTTGCTTTGCGTACAATCCCAGTAGGCGCCGAATTATTGGTAGACTATCGGGCATCAATGAGAGTCAATTTTGGACTCGCATTACAAGGAGAATTGCCATGTCTGGATGGGTAGCAGCAGCCGTAGTAGGCGGCGCCGTAATTGGTTCAAGCGCATCTAAAAGCGCGGCAAAAACGCAAGCGGCAGCGGCAACGCAATCCGCTGACATGTCCAAAGCTATTTCTGATGACCAAATTGCATTGGCTAGGGAACAGTACGCAGCCAATGTTGCGTTGCAAGAGCCATTTCGATTAGCGGGTATACGCGGCCAAAGTCAGTTGATGGATGTGCTTGGGCTTAGCGGCAACACTGGCGTGCAAGGCTACGGTTCAGCAGCTAAAGATTTTAGCGCTACTGATTTTAAAGCTGACCCAGGCTATGCGTTTCGCTTGGCCGAAGGCCAAAAGGCACTTGACAGGTCAGCCGCCGCGCGCGGCGGTCTTATCTCTGGCAGCGCGCTTAAAGCAGCTACGCGTTACGGGCAAGACATGGGTTCGCAAGAGTACACAAACGCTTTTAACCGCTACCAAGTTGAACGCGCTGCCAAACTCGCCCCGCTGCAATCATTGGCCGGCCAAGGACAAACCACTGCAAACACCATCGGCAGCTATGGTCAGTCTATGACGAGCGACATCAACGCATCGCTCGGCAACTATGGCGCAAACGCGTCAAACGCTTTAATGGCCGGCGCAAATGCGCGGGCATCTGGTTACGTGGGTGGGGCCAACGCTTTATCGCAGGGCTTGGGTCAGTACATAAACTACAGCCAAGGCCAACAACGCAACGCTTTGTTGTCGCAAGCAATTGGTGGTGGGGGCTATAACGTAGGCACAGAGCCTTACGCCGGCTACAACGCTTCTATTGGACTTTAATTATGCCACTCAACACTAACATTGCGATGGGTTATCGCGGCCCAGAAATTCAGCCTCAAAACATGCTGGCTGATTACGCGGCGGTGCAACAAATCCAAAGCGGCAGACAAGCGCAGCAATTAAACCAGCTAAAGATGCAAGAGTACGAGCGCGCGCGTACCGAAGAAGAAGGCTTGCGTAATTACTTGGCGCAAGCTGACTTTGCCAAACCGGAAGCGCGGACTGGTTTAGCGCGGTATGGCAAAGCTGGTTTGGCGTATGGCAAGGCTTTGACCGAGCAAGACACAGCAGCGCTGACGCAACGCGAAGCCGCTTTTAAAGTTCAAGACGCCAAGGCCAAGTTTATTGCCCAAGCAAAACGTGACACAAGCCAAAACCCTTCTGACGCAAACCTCACCGCGTTTAAAGAGGATTTGCTGGCTAACCCACTATTTACCGAACCTGAAAAATTGCAACTGGGCGCAAATGTTGATCGAATTTTGGCTATGCCAGTTGACCAACGGCGCTCGTTTATGGCTAGCCAAGGCGCAAGCCCAAGCGAGTTGAAGGCAACCATACAGAGCGTCAACCGAAGCGGTCAAACAGATGTGGTGAGCATCCCCGCGTTTAACGCCGCGCCGCCTACAACATTAGGCACTTACCCCGATATGCCGCTGCCGGCGAATGTGGAAGCGCAAAAAGCACGGATTGCATTGGCCGGCCGCGCGCCTGCACAGCCCCGCGCAGAATCACCGTTGGTTGCTGTTGTTGGGCCGGATGGCAGCCCAATTCTTGTTAGCCGCGAAAATGCGGTGGGCAAAACGCCAGCAAATATGGCTGAAAAGCCAATGACGCAAGCACAAAGAGTTAAATACACTAAAGATAAAGTATCTGACAAAGACGTAGTAACGGGCGCTTTTGCGGTGACGGGCGAGTTAGAAAAGTTAACCGATGAATTGGTTGGAAACCCGGATAAAAAGATTGCGCCTGCGCCTGGGTTAAGTAGTATTACAGGTTTTAGCGCATTGACTAATCCGCTAGCTTTACCGTCTGGTGATGCTAGAAAAGCGTTGCAAAAACTAGAGACTTTCAAGGGCAAAATTATGGCGTTGGGCCGTCAGCTTGCATCGCAAGAAGGCAAACTCGGCAACATGGCGGTGCAAGAATGGAAATTTGTTAGCGATGCCGTGCAAAAAATTGACCCTGCGGCGGGTAACTTAGATGCTCAAATGCGCGATGTGGTGAGGCAAGCAAGAGAATACTCCCAACGCCAGCAAGCCAAGTACGATGATACTTATGCGGATGATTTAACTACGCAGGGGGGTGGCACTGCGCCTGCCGCTGTTGGCGCCAATGTAGTTGTAACGCCAGATGGGCGATCACATACTTTTCCAACGCCCGCCGCCGCCGCAGCGTTTAAGAAAGCCGCGGGTCTTTAATGGACTACGCAGCACTCGCCAAACAGTACGGTGGGTCAACGGCTGCTCCGGCAGTGGACTACACTGCGCTTGCCAAACAATATGGCGGCGCTACCACTACGCCCAGCAGCGGCGTACCAACTGGCCGTGCCGGTGTTGACCAAATTCCTGGCTATGGCGGGCCGGTGCCGGCTTCAACAGCCGCGCCAGCGCGGCCTGAGTCTGGATTTATTGGTAAGCTGTTGTCGCCTGTTGAGACTGCCATAGGGTTAGGCACCGGCCTAGTTACTTCACCTATTGTTGAAGCGTCCAAAATATACGGCACTTTGACCAGCGGTAAATACGGCACGCAAGCCGGTATCCGCGCAGGCGAAGCAACGGGCCGTAAAGTTCAACAGTTTTTTCAGCCGCAATACAGCCCTGAAAGCCAAGCGCAACAAGAAGCCATTTCTAACGCGCTTGCCAGCACAGGCTTACAAGGCGTGCCGATTAACATGATGAGCAACATGGCAACGCTGGCGCGGCCCTCCGTGCAGCAAGTTGCGCCCGCTATCAAAGCGCCTTTGGAAGCGCGCCAGCAGCGCATTCAAACGCAGCGCGTTAAAGAAAGTGAACTGGCCGCGCCGCGCATTGACGCCGCCAGAGACGCGCTTGATTTAGGGCTTGCGCTTGACCCTTCGCTGTCTAACCCAAGTGCTGTAACGCGGCTTAAAACTGGCGCGGTAGGCGCGGCGGGCTTGCAGGGTAACTTATCGAAACTTAACTTGCCGCAAGTATCAAAAATTGCCCGCGAAGACATGGGTCTGCCAGAAACAATCAAACTTGACGCCAAGGCTTTTGAGACTGCGCGAAACACACCTGAAATTAGCGGCGCGTATGACAAGGTGCGTGCGGTTCCTAAAGTGGCCGGCGATGAAACCGTGTTGGCTGACATTGACAGGTTGCGTGTTGCGCCAATGATTGGCGATACAGGGCAAGCCGCGTCTGTCAATAACTTTTTGGATACGGTTAAAGGTCAACTGCAAGCTGGCACTGATGGTGCAACGGCTGTGCAAAGCATTCGACAGTTGCGCCGAGACGCGCAAGCTATTTACAACCAGCAGTCTGCTGGCCTTAACCCGCCATCGCCGGAAGCCATTGCACGCGCTGACATTAACATGGGCGTGGCGCGCGCATTAGAAAATGCCATAGAAAACAGCATCACTGATCCAAAATTGGTGACCGACTTCCGCAACGCCCGCACAGCCTTGGCCCGCACGTATGACTACGAGCGCGCTACCAACTTGGCTACGGGTGTGGTTGACCCTCAAGCCCTAGCGGCGCTGGCTGCGGAGGGCAAACCTTTGTCTGGCAAGCTGGCTCAACTTGCCAATGTTGCGGCTAATTTTCCTGAGAATATGCAAGGCGGCGTGGTGCGCGAACCTTCGTTTAGAGAAAAACTTACGCGGTCTGGGGTGCCAGGCACTCTTGGCGCGGTCATAGGTTCACCACTCGGGTATACCGGCGCAATTATCGGCGCGGGCGTAGGCGCAGGCGTAGGCAACATTACATCTGCTTTAATGGCGCGCCGTATGGCAACGCCAGAATACCAACGTGCGCGGGCCATGCCGCAAGACTACCGGCCAATCCCAAGTGGTTTGCGTCCGGTCGAACCAAACGCGCCAATCAACGCGCTGGCGCCTTACGACTATTCGCAAGCCGCCTTTACGCCGCCTAATTTTGTAATGCAGCCCAACCAGTACCCGCCGCGCACTACCTTTGTCGGGCCTGAAACGGGCACGCCACAACTTGGTATGGGCCGTGAGCCTGTCGGTGGCGGTCAGACAGCCGCATTGCGTGCAGAAGATGCGCGGCTCAGAGCAATGTATGAAGCGCGGGACTTGCAAGCGCAAGCTGCTGCCGCCGAGGCCGAAGCGGCGGCGCGCAAACCCGCAACCGGCGGCACACCGTTGGTGTTTGACGAATCGGGCAAGCTAGTGCCCGCCGATCAGACACTGCGCGGCGCTACGCCTAACATCCAAGTCATCGAAAGCACGGGCAAGAACTTGTCCGGTGCTGCCGACATACTTGCGTCTGGCCGGTCGCCAGCGCTGATGAGCGCGGAACAAAAAATCGCGTGGGAAAAAACCAAAGTTGATTTGGCCGATATTGTGCCTGGCATGAAAGCGCTGAACGACAAAGCGGTTGCAGCCAAGATGATGGATCGCGCTTGGGTTGAAAGCGCCATTGTTAAGGCGCGCGAAAAAGCAGCCGCGTTTGATGAGATGTCCAAGCGCGCTACCAATGCCCAAACTATTCGTGACGCGGCCATTAAGCGCGAACAGATGCTGGATGCCGCTGAGGCGCTTCAAGAGCAGCTTGGCGCAGCGCGACCTGTATCATCGGGTAGCCAAGGCCCAAAAACGCAAGCGGCGCAACGCAACAAAAACGCCATGCGGCCTTCAGATGTAGAGATTAAGAACGCTTTGATCGGAAAATAAACATGGCCTTGCTCTCCCCCAATCCCAAGCAACAATTCTTCGATGCCAACGGCCAGCCGTTGGTGGGCGGGAAGGTGTACACCTACGCTGCGGGCACTACAACGCCTATCACCACCTACGTGGACGCTGCGGGCGTTACAACCAACACCAACCCGATCATCCTAGACTCGCGGGGCATGGCGAACATTTGGCTGCTCAGCACCGCCAGCTACAAGTACGCCGTGTTTGACGCCTTGGACGTACCCATCTTCACGACCGACAACATCGGCGTGACGCTGACCACCGCCTCGTTCGCCGCGCCTCCGATCATTGGCTCTGACACGCCCAACCTGGGCTACTTCACCACCATCTCGCTGACAGCCGCTACGGCCTCTAAACTGAACGTGGGCACGACTGCCGAGCGCCCTACGCCGGTCACCGGCATGGTGCGCTACAACTCATCGCTGACGAAGTTTGAAGGCTACGGCGCCAGCGCCTGGGGCGCTCTCGGCGGCGGGGCCACTGGCGGCGGGCCAGACGAGGTGTTCGTGGAAAACGGCCAGACCGTCACTACAAGCTATACAATCACGACAAACAAAAACGCCATGTCTACAGGCCCAATAAGCATAGACAGCGGCGTTGTAGTCACAGTCCCAACCAACAGCCGTTGGGTTGTTCTCTAAGGAAACAATTATGAGTTTAATTCTAAACGGCACAACCGGCATTAGCGATGTTGACGGCACAGCAGCCGCCCCTGCGCTAACAGGCACTGACACCAACACAGGCATCTTCTTCCCCGCTGCTGACACCATTGCTTTTGCTGAAGGCGGTGCGGAAGTCGCAAGGTTTGACAGCGCGGGTAATTTGGGCATTGGTAAAACATCCATGACTAAGCCGCTAGAGATTTATGGCGCTACAAGTCCAGCAATAAGAATTCAAAACAGCACTACCGGAACTGGCACAACGGATGGTTTTTTGCTTGAAGTAAGCGGTTCTAATTCTCTTTTAAATAACTATGAAGCTGGCGCTTTAATATTTCAAACCAACAACGCAGAAGCCATGCGCATCACCTCTGATCGTGATGTTCTTGTGGGTACTACAAGCACAGACATTACTGCTGTTGGCATTCGTTTGCGCGGCGACAACATACAGGTTGCCAAAAGTGGTGATTGGTCGCTACGCGTAGGCCGCACAACTTCAACAGGGATTATTCAAGAGATTTATTACAACAGCAGTCGTGTAGGCGACATTGCCACAAACGGCACTGGCACTACTTACAATTCTGCGTCTGACTATCGCCTGAAAGAAAACATTCAGCCAATGACGGGAGCGTTATCCCGAAACGCGCTGCTCAACCCTGTCAAGTACAAGTGGAAAGTTGATGGCTCTGATGGTGAAGGCTTTATTGCTGACCAATTGCAAGGCCCATTTCCTAGCGCAGTCACTGGCGAGAAAGACGCTGTTGACGCAGACGGCAATCCAATCTACCAAAGCATTGGCACTGGCCCATTGGACGGTCACTTTGCTGCCTGTGTAAATGAACTGCAAGCCATCATTCAAGAACAGCAAGCCCTCATCACAGCCCTGACAACCCGCATCACCGCACTGGAGGCAGCATGAGTTTATTAGCCGTACAAGGTGGCGCTACCGGCACGGGCACTGTCACCCTTTTAGCACCCGTCACAAACACAAACCGCACCATCACTTTGCCAGATGAAACTGGCACAGCGGTTACCACTGGCAGCACCGCAGTAGTGTCTCAGGCAATGCTGGCTACCAATGTAGCTGGCAACGGCCCTGCGTTTAGTGCGTATCAAAGCTCCGCACAAACATTGTCAAGTTCTACCGCAACAAAAATAACGTTTACCACAGAAGAATTTGATACAAATAGCAACTTTGCGTCATCAACTTTTACCCCCACTGTTGCTGGCTACTATCAGGTAAATGCTTCTGTCGCGGTAGGCGCTTCTTACACAACAGGAAGAACCATGTTGTATAAAAACGGTGCTGAATACAAGCGAGGAAACACTGTTCAAAGTGATGGCGGTCAGTTTATTGTGTCGGCACTTGTTTACTGTAACGGCTCTACTGACTATATTGAAGTTTATGGATTTTTAGTAACAGGTCAAGCACTTGTTCCAACCGCTTATGAAACATACTTTCAAGCATCAATGGTGAGGGCAGCATGATGACACTCTACGACAAGATCATGGCGCTGTACCCCGCGCTGACTCAGCAGGACTTCCTGACCACCATCCGCTTGCAGAACGACTCTGACGGCAAGGGCGACTACATTGCTGCATGGGATCACCCAACGCTGGCACGACCAACACCTGAACAATTGGAGGCTATGTAATGGCTGGTGATCTTGTAATTTCCACAATCAACGGCCAAGCGATTGGCACAAAGAATGTCATCATCAATGGCAACTTTAATGTAAACCAGCGCGGTGTTTCTGGCACGGTAACGCTTGCTGCTGGCGCATACGGGCATGACCGCTGGAAGGGAGGCGCGTCTGGCTGCACCTACACCTTTGCAACTGTTGAGAATGTCACAACCCTGACTATCTCTGCTGGTTCGCTGATTCAAGTGGTTGAGGGTTTAAACCTTCAGTCTGGCACTTACACACTGTCGTTCTCAGGCACAGCACAAGGCAAAATTGGTGCTGGCTCATTCGCTGCCTCGGGTGTGACGGGCGCTGCTGTTGGAGGCACGAACCTGAACATCGAGTTCAACACCGGCACATTGAGCCTTGTACAGCTAGAAAAAGGCAGCACAGCCACCAGCTTTGACTATCGGCCTTATGGCACGGAGTTGGCGCTTTGTCAGCGGTATTGCTACAACGCTTCTTTAACAGCAGCGGGTGATTTTGGTGTTGGGGTTTGTACTTCTTCTGGTGCTCAAGTCTATGTTTCGTATCCGGTAACTATGCGTTCCGCGCCTACTGTTACTTTTGCAACTGCTGGAAATTTTGTTATCGCAGATGGTGTTGCGGGGTATACGGTAACCAGCACAGGAACTACAAATATCACCACTAATCAAACAACTGTAAACATGGGTGCTAGTGGCACAACTACTGGCAAAGGTGCTTTATTGCGTTGGGGCGCAGGAACTGCATTTATTCTTTCTTCTGCGGAGCTTTAATCATGTACCAACAATTACCTGACTCAATGGGCCAAGCTGTAAACTGCGTTAAGCGCCTGTCTGATGGCGCTTGCATTCCATTTTCTGTGGACAACACAGACTACCAAGAGTACTTGAAGTGGCTGGCAGAGGGCAACACGCCAGAGGCCGCAGAGTGAACCAGATAGACGCCACAGACGCCAAGCTAGCTACGCACGAGGAAATCTGTGCGCTGCGCTACGAGGCGATCCAGAAGTCGTTTGAGCAAGGCAGCAAGCGCATGAGCCGCATTGAGTACATCCTGTACGCGCTGATTGCAGTGACGCTGCTAGGCCCAGGCTTTGCCGCTGAGATGCTGAAGAAAATCCTGATGTAGTCATGGAAGCGCTGCCGCCACCACCGCCAGCGGCGCAATCGCCTGTCTTTGAGTGCATCAAGTGGACGTGGACGCCTGACCGGCTGCTGGTCTGGTGTCTAAAGTGGCGTGAGAAGAAATGATTGATCCACTGAGCGCGTTGGCAGGCATACAGGCAGCAGTCGCGCTGATCAAGAAGGTCAGCAAGACCGTTGACGATGTGTCCAGCCTTGGCCCTGTGCTGGGCAAGTACTTTGACGCAAAGTCCACCGCCACCAAGGCCGCTGTTCAGGCCAAGAAATCCAAGTCGTCAATGGGCACGGCCATCCAGATTGAGATGGCCTTGGATCAGGCCAAGCGCTTTGAAGATGAGTTACAGCTACTGTTTATGCAGGCGGGAAAGATAGACGTCTGGAACAAAATTAAGTCCAGAGCAGCGGCGATGGATGTTGAGTCTGCCCATGACGCTCGGCGTGAGCGTGAGGCTGCAAACAAACGCAAAGCAGAAATGGACGAGGCGATTGAACTTACGCTGTTGGCGCTTGTTTTCTTCAGCCTGTTGGGCGCTATCCTTTATTTCAGCCTTGGCATCCTTGAGCAGCAAAGATGAGCGCAGAGCAACTGAGCCTAGTTGACAAGGTGCTGGCATACGTCAGCAGCCCGTTCCGTTTGTTCGCAATGGTGCTGATGGCCGTGCTGACCTTCGCCGGCTATTTTGTATACACGAACCAAGAGTTGCTGATCGGCGCATACAAGGAGTCCAAGAAGATTCCGTCCATCGCCGAAGACCGCGTAGAAGACGCCGCCGCCCACCTGTTCAAGCAGTCTGGTGCGCTGGTGGTGGCGGTCTTCAAGGTCAACAGCATGTTTGGCACGCGAGTCTTGTACCGCGCCTACGGCAAGAACGGCAGAGACAAGACGAATGACGGGCTGGATGTCGGCTTGTTTACCCAGAACGCCGCCAACAACGCTGATGTGGTCAAGCTGATGGCAAACGAAATCCCATGCAGCGACTACAAATCGGCGCAGTCAGAGATGGGCCTGTGGTACATCGCCAAGGGCGTGGCCTACACTTGCCGCATTTCAGTGCCGCCGGAGCCTGGGCGCTTTGTCGGCCAGATCACAGTCGGCTGGGCCACCCAGCCAGAGGACATGGACAGCACCCGCGCCATGTTACAAATCGCAGCAACCATGCTTTCAAGGAGTAAACAATGATTGGACTTGACGCGCTCTTACAAGTCGGCGGTAAGCTGATTGACAAACTGATCCCAGACCCAGAGGCCAAGGCTCGGGCGCAACTGGAACTAACCAAGCTGGCGCAAGACGGCGAGTTAGCCAAGATGGCAAACGACACGGACTTGTACAAGACGGAGCAGAACAATCTGACTGACCGGCTGAAGTCGGACATGTCGTCTGACTCTGCGCTATCCAAGAACATCCGACCCATGACGCTGATTGCCATTTTTATTGGCTACTTCGTGTTCGCCATGATGAGCGCATTTAAACTAGACGTTAACGAAACCTACGTCACTTTGCTGGGCCAGTGGGGCATGCTTGTGATGTCTTTCTACTTTGGTGGCCGCACGCTTGAGAAAATTATGGACATGAAGGCTAAAAAATGACACCACACTTTTCCCTTGCGGAACTGACCGCTACAAGCCACCGCCAGTTTGACAACACGCCCAACGAGACAGAACTCGCCAACTTGCAAAAGCTGGCTGAGTTCTTGGAGGAGGTCAAGACGCTGCTGGACGGCAAGCCGATTATGATCAACTCAGCATTCCGATCCAAGCAAGTCAACGACAGCGTAGGCAGCAAGGACACCAGCCAGCACCGCTTGGGATACGCGGCTGACATCCGAGTGCCAGGCATGACGCCAGATCAAGTTGTGCGCGCTTTGATAGCGTCCGACTTACCCTTTGACCAAGTGATCCGTGAGTTTGACGCCTGGACGCATGTCAGCATCAGCCCCTCACCGCGCCGTCAGGCGCTGATCATTGATCGGGCGGGGACTCGCCCTTTTTCATAAGCGCACGGTACGCTGCAATGGCGTCCTTGAGGTCGCATTGAAGCTGCTGAATCCGGTCATCTTGCTGGATCATCTTGTCGCTTGCCGCTTGCGCGAACGCTGCTAGGTTTTCTTGCGTCCAAGTTTTGAAGTTTGACATGTTCTTCCGTTATGAATTTATGGCCGTTGCCACACTCTCGGCGGCGTAGTGTATAGCCTTCTTTGTTTCTAGTCTCGTTGACAGCTGTCCAGACGTTGCAGACGGGGCACTTCAAACGTTCTTCTCCTTAAGTTTGGCTTCAATGGCTCGGGCAAAGTCTTCAACCCAACTGCCAAAAAGAATACGGTACTCGTCAGCAATCGGTTGCAGTTCGTTATTTGTCAGCCCTACCCACGGGCGCTGTGGTGGGCCGTACTCAACAGCAAGCACTTCAATGTCACCATCAGGTAACCGCTTGATTATGCTGACGCAGGGAATATCCCCGACATTGCTCCAGTCAACCCCCCATGTCACAGGCTCCCCTGCCAGTGCTTCGTCTTTGGTCATGTGTTCCCCCTTGCTCGGATGGCATCTGCCAAGTCCGTGTTGTTCTTTGCGTAGCTGTCCACCAAATCCAGAATCGCCTCACGCTCATCAGCACGGACAAGCTCGGCAAAGTGTTCAATGTCACCATGCAGGGTCAGACCGTTAGCCTCAATCAGTTTAAATACATCAGTCATGTGTTCTTCTCCTTCAAAGCCCGTTCCACAGCCTCCATAAACACCAGCCAGTCAGCAGACATGGCCCCGCACTCAATCGCAATAGCCTCACGCTCCCACTCTGTCAGCCCTACCCATGTACGCTTTGAGGAATGCTCTTGAGGAATCTGAGGAATGCCTTGGGTAATGGGCTGTATCTGGTCAAACATCGCCTTGCCCCTGCTGTAGAAGTCGTGGTTTTTTCCTGTGATGTAGCTTTTTTTCATATCAATACCCCCACCGAACACGGAAGCACACTAGCCAAAGGTGCAAAATAAACTCATTGCCACTGGCTATAAACCCCACGGCAAAGCAGGGCCACTTGCGCGGCAAGAACTCAGTTATCAGGTGTAGGCTCTTTTTCATATCAGTAAACTCCAAATGTAAAGACCAGTGAAGAACAGTCCCAAGCAGATCACTGCCAGCACCGTCATGATTCCACCAAGCATCCACGCGCCAATCGTGTGCCATGTATCCGGCACTGGGTCTATGTCGGCGGGTACTGCCGGATACGGCTTGACTTTACGAACTTCTTCGTTCATGCTCGCCTCGCTTCCAGCATGGCGTCGGCCATTTTGTAAGCGCGTTTTGCTGTTGCATCAAAATTGTCTGGATGCACTCCAGAAACAAGATCACCCTGCATCGCCTTGATCGCCGCATAGTCGCGTAGGGTCATGCCGTCATAGATTGGGTTTTCAATGCCGGGGTGGCACGGAAACGCTGGCCCGCCTGTTTCTGTAGTCATGTCGTCTCCTCAGTTTTGCCCAAGTACGCCTTGAGGCGCTTGATGCGGTTCTTGTTGTAGGTCACCAGCGCCTGGGCGTACTCGACCCCCGTCTCGGCTTGCAGCAGCGCATGCTCGGCGTGGATCAACTCATGCGCCACGGCCTGCGCTGGCGTCACAGTTTTCAGCATCGTTCGCAACTCTGTCCAGATGTACCTAAACATGTTTGGCTTCCTGTAGTAGTTCAATCCGCTCACGGCTGACGCGCAGCGTGTTGTAGCGTTGGTGCAGCCGCTCCAAGACCGACACGCGGCGCTGGTTCTTGCGCTCCTCCATCAGCATGTCCAGCACTTGCGCCTCGGTCAGTGTCCGCAGTTCTGCGTTAAGACTTCGCCATGTAGTCATAAATCTTCCTTTCTAGCTTAATAATTATTTTGTCCAACCTGGCGACAGTGCGCGTTGCCGCGTTTGCCTCCCTCTGCCGTATCTTCATCTCAGCCAGCGCGGCCTTTAGCTGCGCCTTCCATAAATCAATCCGTCTCATTTCAAAGCCTCCAATGCAATGTCCGACAATGTGCGCTTGTCATGTAGCGCGCCCCAAATCTTCTCGTCAACTGTCTTGTGCGTCAGCAAGACATAGCACCAGACCGGCATCTTCTGGCCGCTGCGGTGCAGCCGCCCGATGGTCTGCTCGTAGAGTTCTAGCGACCACGGCAACGACAAGAACACGATGTGGTGTCCGCCGTGCTGTAGGTTCAGGCCGTGCCCCGCTGACTTTGGATGCACCAGCAGCAACTCGACCTGGCCGGCGTTCCATCGTTCAATAACGCCGGCATCATCCAGCGTCTGCGCGTGTGGAAACCGGCGCTTGAGTTCGGCCAGTTCTTCCTTGTACTGGTACACGACAATCGTGTTGGCCCGCTGGTTCTCGGCCAGCAAGTCCTCCAGCCGGTCAAACTTGTGGCTGGACGACCAGCGCGGGCCGGTGTCGGTGTACAGAAACCCGCTTGCCATCTGTTGCAGCTTCTGCGTCACGACAGCCGCGTTGACGGCCACAATGCGCGCCTCGGGGAACTCCAGCACGAACTCCTTCTTGAGCGTGTTGTAGTCAAGCATGTCCATGTCGCAGCGCAACTCGACTGTGTGCAGCGGCGGCAGCGTGTCCTTGTACTCGCCTGGCTCCAATAGGTAGGTGGCCGGCTTGATGCGCTCCATGACTTGCGCCAGTGAGCCAGGGCGCGGCGCCCAATCGCCGTACTCTTTGTTGATCAGGATGAAGTACTGCTGCTGAAACGCGCCCTTGCTGCGGCCCAGCAATGACTGATCAACGATCTTGCACTGGCCGAACACGTCCTCCAAGCCGTTGCTGGTGAACGAGCCGGTCAAGCCCCAGCGGATGTTGATCTTGTCGATGACTTTGTTCAGCGCCTTGAACCGCGCGCCGGACGGGTTCTTCAGCTTGGTCAACTCGTCATAGACGATGCCGTCAATGTGCGCTAGGTTCTGGGTAGCCAGCCACTGGATGTTGTCGTAGTTGGTCACGATGATCTGCGCGCCGCCACCGAGCGCTGCCGCCCGTTGGGCTGGCGTGCCGACCGCCACGGCCAGCGTCAGGTTTGGTGCCCACTTGGGCTGCTCGACCGGCCACACGTCCGTGCAGACGCGCTTGGGCGCCAGCACCAAGAAGCGCTCGACCACGCCATCAGCCAGCATGTCTCGCATGGCCGTCAGCGTGATGGCCGTCTTGCCTGCGCCCACGGGCGCCAAGATCATGGCGCGGTCGTGTTCGTACAGGAAGTCAACCGCTGTCTCTTGGTATGGCCTTAATTGCATTCGCCGTCCTTTGGCTGTTTTAAAAATGGGCATAGCCCGCATTCCGGTTGATGAAGCCAACATTTAACTTTGTCCTTGACGCCTTCGCAGTCTTCGTCAAAGTCAGCGCAAACAACTTCAGCCTCTACCGCTGTCTCTTGGTAAGCACGCAATTGCATTTAGAAATCCATCCACATGTTCTTTGTTCCATAGGCATACGTAGTTTTGATTCATGCGTGCCATGTCCGACATGAAAACCTTCTGCAAGGGCGACAGCCTGCCGCCTTCGGTCTTGACCTCAACGAACCATGTCTGGCCGTTAGGAAAGCAGACGATGCGGTCGGCCACGCCGCGATGCGCGGGGCTGGTGAATTTGTAAGCCACACCGCCAAGCGCTTTGACGCGATCAACAAGGTAGCGTTCGATTTGTTTTTCAAGCATGTAAAAAAGTTTAGCACACTTTTATTTTTTATGCTACACTGAACGCCTCATCAACTAAAGGACAGTCAAATGGAACTCAAGATTACAGTGGAAGAAGCAAAGCAAATTCTTTTAAAGTGGGCGCAAGACCAGTTCCCCGCGGGCAAATTTAATAGCGTAGAGCATGAAACCTACAGCTACTTAAAAACATTTGTCTTTACTCAAGAGGAGCCTACAAATGCTGCACAGTAACATCGTAGGTGGCTCATCAGCCAAGCGCGTGATGGCCTGCCCAGGCTCAGTGGCCTTGGTGCAGAAGATGCCGCCCAAACCCAGCAACAGCCACGCCGACCAAGGCACGCTGCTACACAACGCCATCAGCGCCATCTTGGAAGACCAAAGCGTTGACGTCATCGGCACACAGTACAAAGACCAAGTACTGACGCAAGACCTGTACGATGAGAAGATTATGGTGGGCCTGTCGCTGCTTGACGAAGTAGACCCCGACAAGACGATGGAGTACGAAGTCGAGACACGTGTCGGCTTTGGTGATCTGTTGCCTGGTGTCTTTGGATCGACCGACCTGATGGGCCGCATCGGCAGCAAAGCCATCATTCTTGATTGGAAGTTTGGCACTGGCGTTGCCGTGTCGGCTGAAGAAAACGAGCAACTGATGTTCTACGCTGCCGCCAGCATGCGTACGCCCGAGGCGCGGTGGGTGTTTGACGGCGCAACAGAAATCGAACTGATCATCATCCAACCGCCAGAGATCAAGCGCTGGACGACCACCCGCGCCCGTATCGAACAGTTTGAGCGCGATCTGGTCAAGGCAGTTACCGCAGCCGGTCTGGCTGACGCGCCCCTGAAGAACGGCGACCACTGCCGCTGGTGCAACGCTAAGCCGGTGTGCCCCGTGATGACCGGCGCTGTTGACCGCGCTGTTGCAATTAAGATGGACGCGATAGACGTTGACAAGATCGGCGCGTATCTCCACAATGCAGACCTCTTGGAAGCGTGGATCAAAGACCTTCGCGCGCTGGCCGAGGAGATGATGAAGAAGGGTAAGCCCGTTACGGGCTGGAAGATGGTGCCCAAGCGTGCGACAAGATCGTGGGTGAAGGAAGAAGACGTGGTGCATTGGCTTGACGGCAAAGGTCTTGAGCTTAAAGACATCTACAGCAAAGAATTACTCAGCCCTGCTCAAATGGAGAAGTTGCTGAAAAAGAGCAAGTTGACACTGCCGCCTGAACTTGTGGTGGCGGTGTCTTCAGGCACCACAATTGCACCGGAGAGCGATCCTCGGCCAGCAGTTGTACTCATCGGGCAGCAGTTAAACGCCGCTCTTTCTAAAATAATGTAAAGGTAAAATTATGTTAACTGTATTCAAATCCGCTGGTCTGCCAGCAGTCGCCTCCCTCGCTACTTCCCTGCGTTCGATCCAAGCAGATGTTGGCCCAGCCGGCGTTGTCATCCTCAAGATGGACAAGACCGGCCACTGGGTGTTCGGTGCTGACCAGACCGAAGTCGAAGATGACGCCATTTGGGCCGTCAATCCTTTCTCGTTTGTCCACGGCTTTATCGCTTGGGGTGACGGTGAAGTGCTTGGCGAGAAGATGGCAAGTGTCAGCCAGCCATTGCCTGAACTCGACATTGCACCACCCGGCGCTAAGAAGGGCTGGGAGACGCAAGTCGGCATGTCGCTCAAGTGTTTGACCGGCGAAGACGCCGGCATGGAAGCGCGGTTCACCACCACAAGCGTGGGCGGCAAGCGCGCCGTGCAAGCCTTGGCAGTCGCCTTGGCCGAGCAAGTCGAGAAGGATCAGACCAAGCCAGTGGCTACCGTCAAGCTGAAGAAAGATCACTACGCGCACAAGTCATACGGCAAGATTTACACGCCAGTGTTTCAAGTCGTTGAGTGGGTGAGCATGGATGCGGATGAAAAGCCCGCAGAGGCTGAAGCTGTAGCCGCCGAGGAGGCGCCAGCACCAGCCGGACGCCGCCGCCGCGCAGCGTAATGTAAGGGGGCTGTTAAGCCTGCACACAAGGATGGCGACTCGCGGATTTTCAGGCTTTCCCCCGCGACTTGTTGAAACCCAAATTGTGGCCCCCTGCCTTTCCTGATGCTCATTCGCAAGAGTGGGCATTGGAAAATGCTCTACTTAGATTTTGAAACCCGCAGCCACTGTGACCTTAAAAAGCACGGCGTCTACAACTACGCCCAACACGCCTCGACCGAGGTGCTGTGCATGTCGTACGCCTTTGGCGACGAACCTGTACAAACATGGGTGCCTTTTTATACAGATGCTGATGGATGTGTACAAAAAACGCCGTTTCCTGTACAGGTCGCCAACCACACCGGCCTGATCTACGCCCACAA